GGTTAGGTTAGTTATCGCGGAGTATTTTTCGGACATGTTACATCCAGAATCCCAATGGTTCGTCAAACGATGGATCAAAGCGGTTTGGACGTTCATGAGTGTCTATGCGGTGTACTACTTTTGTGCTTTTACAGCGCGATTGTGGTTTTACCCCAAGAATCATCCGAAAAAGAAGTTGTACCACGCCTGGTATCGGGAGTTACTATACTCCACCGGGCACACGTATGATATCCCAATCAGTGACCCTGTTGAAGCTAAATTTAAGTTCGAACTCGCAAAACCTGGGAAGGAGGGCAGATTGTATGTTACGTACAATCGCTCGATTTTGTACGCAGGATGGCTTTTTGACACTGTCAAGACCTTTTGGTGTGGTCTCCATGATCTAGGTGATTTTTTGTCATCTAGCTCAAGTGTGCCCTTCGACATGCCAGAAGTGAAGATTGATCTTGTGAAATCGCTGGACGAGTCTTATGACTATGAGAGTTCAGTGCCAGACCATGGGCTTTACACCCGGGTTTTCTCTGACGATATGTCTTCGGTGTATGTGACGGCGGACAAGGAAGTACTTTTATTCGATTCGGATATCAGTTCTTGCGACGCCGGCAACACCTTTGCTATTTTCTACCTTCTGGGAATGCTGTTACAAGCGGCTTCCTTCGGTAGGTTCATCAGAGCACAATTCAATCGCTTAAAAGCTAAGATTTTAATCCGAAATCCGTCCAACCCGAGAGAAAAAGTCGTAATTAAACCGTATCACATCTATGAAGGCAGTGGCTGTCCAGAAACCACAGTCGCTAACTTCGTGGCATCCTTTTGTATCCAACTTTCCACTGCATTGCACATTGCGTGGTATAATCACTTCGAGTACAACAAGTTTGACTCTGGAACAAAGGAAGAACGAACTGCTATCCTTATGGAAGCAGCTGCCGCCGTAGGCCACAAAATTACGGTCGAATGGCGGGACTCCCCAGGGGAGTTACAGTTCCTCAAGTACTCCCCACTCAAGAGTGACACTGGAGTACGTGTGAATACACGAAATTACGGTGCAATCTTCCGCGGGTATGGACGGTCTATGTCTGACATAGAAGCCAAAACATTAGGCATCTCGAAGAACAAGTTCCGGAAGATGTCCCCCGAAGCTCGCTGGGAATGTTACCAAGCACAGGTTGTCGCAGGCCTATGCAATGAACCCAGCAGCATCATCCTCGACGCTCTTCGCGCCCGGCACCCCCGCGCGAATCGTAAAATATCGACCAAATATAATGAAGACACCACCTCTCGTGCTCATTATAATCTGCCAGTAACAAGTCTGCAAGAACGTTATGGAGGAGAGGACGAGGAGTGGCGAGCGTTAGCTTGTCAGATCCGCGACCTCCGCTATGGACAAACAGTCCTTAGCCCCCTCTTGACCCAAATCTACAAGATGGATTATGGACTTTAATTTTCGTCTTAGCAGCGCCATGGAGAGATTCTACAAGGTAACTCCTTGACCTCCTAGGTTGGTTAGTAAGCTACCATAAATGCTTTTCCTATATAGGACCCTACATGTTTAGCATGTGCCGGGG